CGGGCATACTCATTTTGAGTAGCGCTTTTGAAATCTAAAGAGGCACCGCTTCCGTTACTGTAGGATTGATAAATGCTGACCGTATTCCTCAACAATGCGCTTGAGGTAGTTAGTCCTTACGTGCGTCCATACGTAGTATTTCTCTTTACCGTCTGTGGTTCTGTAGAATCCCTGTATAAACCCACCTTCCCACTTCTCGTAATAGTGCACGTTCCATACGGGCTTAGGTGACACAACGATATTGAGTATGGCGTTTTCGTCGTCGATATTTAGGACGTCATATTCGTTCTTTGAAGTATCTTCATACCTGTCGCCTACTACCAATTCTACTCGTATGCCCTCTGCATATTTAATAAGACCCTTGCAAACTTCTACAGCCTGTCCTTCATCGTTTTCACAGCGTAATGTGAGAGGGTCTTTAGGCATTGAAGCCTTCGCTCTTGTAACTATCTCCTTAAACAACCGTTCGTTTTTCATACTATTTGCAGGTATTTATAGATTGGCTGATTTACGCCCATATAGGCGCCTGCTATGTTGTATGAAAAATACTCGTGAGCATCTTCACGGGTCATACCGTCACGGTTCATTAGTATGTCGATAATTTTGTGGTAACTGTAAACGACCCTATAACCCGTGTGAGCATAAACGAGGCTATCAATCGCCTCGTCCATATCTGTCAATACGATTAACTCTTGCTCAACATCCATTTGCTCTAAATAATCTACGAGTAAGTCTGCGTTTGTTTTAGGAGCCTTGTTCATCGGTATTGGTATATCTTGGTTTGAGGTTATCGACTACTTTTTGCTTGCTCTTTGAGTTTTCGTGCATTACTGACATTGAATACTCTGCCGATATGTTAAGGCATACAGCATATCTTTGAGCGCTGTCGGGGTACTCTTCATTCATCGTGTCGTCCCTCATACACCTTTGGATAAACTCGTCTATAGTTTCATCTTCTACGTACTCTTGTGGTATTGGTAGTGGCATATTACATCTCCAATTTTAGTTGTGGTGTTTGGTATGTCCCTATTGTTTTGTCAACCGCATCTATTCGCGCCTGTAGTGAATTTAGACGCCCTATAAGACCTTGCCTATATGTAAGTAACTCTTCTTTGGTTTGAGCGTAAGCATAGCCCTTACTTGTACCAATCAGGTATGGCAAGTGCCCATTTGTGTGCAACCAATGTATGATTTTTCGCACCCTCGGGGCTGACAATGATTTTTCACCAATCCTTTCTTGGATTTCGGGGTTTGAAATTGTACCACCGTCCCTGAAAACGTTTACTATTAGCACATATACCTTGCGAGCGATTCGCTTCTCTTTCTCGGTTAACTCGTATGTTATTTCCTCAAATCCTTTAATCATATCGTCCTCGTATTCGTATTGTTGTAGTTGATAGTTGAAGGGGCAACAGCCATCTTCCGATGAATACGCCCCACAGCACTGTATTAGTTTGTCCAAGATTTTACGTTTATGAAGTTTTTTAAGTCAACATAAAGTTTTTCTAAATCCTGTTTCTCTCGTGTATAGTCCTCATACAAATCTTCCCATTGTTCAGGCTTTTTACACAAACACAAACGTTCTACACACCTCGCAAAAGCGTCTAACTTTTCTGATATATACTTATTTGGGCTTTCCTTTTCCATAACAGGGGTTCCATTGATAAAGGTTTATGAAATAGCCTGATGTTTCGGACACGGTTTTACCGCTAACCAAAAGAACAGGCGGGTTGCCATATTCATCTACATATCTTGATTCCTCAAGAACAAACTTAGATAAGAGGCTTCTTGCGTATGTAGGGCTACAATCGCATTTATTTACGACATCTTCTGCGCTGACCCATTTACTGTTTTTCACGATATTGAGCACCTTGGAAGTTGTGCTTTCGCCATTCATTCTACGTATTCGCTTGTATTTGGCTTGCTCAAATTTCGACATAAGGTGTACTTCATTTTCCATTTTCTGCCTCAAGGTTAGTGTTTTTCGGGTTCAATTCAACGCCCCTATGCTTCGCTTGGTGCATTAAAGCGCTATATAAGTTTTCAAGTATTTTTTCGTCCATTTCAGCCTCAAGGTTGTAGTGCCATAAGAGGGCTGTGGCTCCCTCAAACAACTTTACATCTTCCATTGGGTACTGCGTCTGTCCGTGATGCGTCACTATAATTGACGGGTCATAATAGATTTTGAAACCCGCTTCTCTTGCCAAGTGGCAAAAGTAATAATCTTCAGACAAGTACCTTCCATTTACTACACCGACGCCAAAATAATCATAGTACCCCGACTTCAATTCAGGTTCGTCATTCTCTCTTTTGAACTTTCGCTCAGGAAACTTCTCACGAATTTTCTCAAAAACGCTACGATGAATCATCATAAAACCTGTGCCAATTTCACGCATTACTTGAAGGTTGCCTTCTTGCTCGACGAAACTATTACTTACGGGTTGATAGGGAAGTGTTTTTTTGAGATAAATTCCACCAATGACACCCTTTTCTTGTGCCCTCAACATATTGATTTGCTCGGGTGCAAATGTGATGTCGCTATCAATAAACATCAAATACTCACAATCTGAGGATAAAAAATAGCCCGTCACTTTATTTCTTGCCCTACTTACAAGGCTGTCCCCGTTCATAAACTGCACTTTTTCCACGCAGATAGCGGGATTGAACAGTGAATAGTTTATGGCGTTCATTGCTTGGACAAGAGCCTTCCCGTCGTAACAAGGATAGCCTATCATTACGTCTTTTATGATTTGGGTTTTACTTTTCATTTACATTCCACTTTATTTTAAGATTTATATTAAGGTTCTTGTCACCGTATTGCTTTTGCAGGTGGTCATTAAGCGCCTTTTCTACCGCTTTTTGAATTGTTTCCACATCGTTGTCTTGCCCTGTTTTCGATACTATTTGTGACATAACGTAATATGGAGCCACCAAACCGCTGTAACTTTCGTTCAAGTCCATTGCAATCTGATAGTATTCGTTAAAACGCTCTTCATTTTTTGCTTTTTCTTCAATTTCCATAAGCACAGGCATTACGATTAGGGTTGCTAATAACGATAGTGTTAGGTATATGCTGTTCATATTCCGTATGTTTGTTTCGTTTACCGACGCTAATATATATGTTTTCAACACGAATTGCAAACAGATAACATAAGTTTATGCCATTAGAATATACTCTTAGCCCGTATCAGGACGATTTTATCAATAGCGATAAGCGAATAGTTTCTATCGTAGGGGCGAAAGGGAGTAGTAAGACGTGGTGTGGGGCGCGTTTTACTGCGGTTCAGGCAATAACTCAACCAAACTCGCAAGGCTTGGTGATGGCAAACAGCCGACAGCAGATACTTGATATTTTTGAGCAGGACATTCGACCCTTGCTTGAAGAGTTGAATTGGACATACAGTTTTAACGGTCAACTTCTCAAACTGACGATATTTAATACAGTAGTACATTTGCGAAGTGCTGACCCTGACGCGGTAAAAAAGATTGAGTCCATTACATATCATTGGGGTTGGGCGGACGAGGCATCGTATTATGACCCCGAAACCTTAAAGACATTCTTCTCAAGAATTAGAAAAGGAAAAAAACTTGCACGAATAACGTCTATGCCTGACGAACCCGACCACACAATGTACCCATTTCTTGAGCAGTTAGTCGCAAATTTTGATGGCTCGCTGTACGAAATAGGGCTGATGGACAACCCCGACAAACAGTTTGTTAATGACTATGTGAAAATACTTAAGTCCACCTATTCAGGCGCTCAGTTAGAAAGATTTCTGTATGGAAAGAGAGTTTCCCTTGAAGGAGAGGGATTATTCCGTGTAGAAAGCGAGATGCGTGGCGACTATAAATATGACCCTGAAGATGAACTATTACTGTGTTGGGACTTTAATGTGGAGTATAGAGCGGTGAGCGCTTGGCAGAAAATGGGTTACAACAAAGAGGGCAAAACAATAATTGCTTGCGTAAAATCTTGGCAGTTAAAAGAAGCAACTGTATATGAAGATGCAATTTTGTTATGTGATTACCTTTCTAATCATAAAAATACTATATTCCTGCAAGGTGATGCGAGTGGTGAGAATAGGTCTGCGCAGGCGACTACAAGTATGTGGAAAATGATACGTGATGTTTTCTACGATAAATTTGATGATGTGCGTTTTGTAGTGCCATCAAAAAACCCCCCTGTCAAAGATACAATTCAATGCGTAAATTGGGCGCTATCAGAAAGTCTTGTATATTTTGATAAGGCGGAACGTAATGTATATATGAGTCTGCAGGCAATAAAGGCTGATAAATATGGTGAAATTGACAAAAGCATTGATTACAGAAACAGCACAAGCGCAAGAACCCACGAAGCAGATACTGCAAGGTATGCTATATGGCACTTTTACAAAAACGTTTGGGCAGGTAGAAGAGGGGGCTTCTTTATAGTATGAGTTTTCTTGACAGATTTCGTAGAAAGAAAAATTACTTGCCTTCGCGTAGTTGGAACGCTTTGTTGTCAGGCGATGGCGTTTGGATGCAAAACGCGTGGAATAAGAGGTTAATTATTGAGCAAGCGTATCAACGTAATGCTCCTTTTTATTCAGCGGTCAACATATTGACGCAGGCTATTGTAGAAATGCCGATTGAGGTTGAGTATGAATCAAACGGTAAGATGGGCGTTACAGATAGACACCCTATTCTTAATATGCTTGAGCGTGGTTGCACAAGACAGGAGTTTATCGAGCGATACGTTATGTATTACTTGGTGACGGGCGAAACGTTTGCAGAAATTGTGTGGTCGTCTGACAACCGCCCTCTTGGTCTTATCTCCTTGCCTTCACAAAATATGGTTGTTGTTCAGGGTGATGAATACAGACCAATCAAAAAATATATCTACAATGGCACAAAACAGATTCCCTTTATGCCTGAAAGCATTGTGCATTTATACAGACCCTCTTTAAGCAATTATTTTGAATCATTAAGTCCCGCAATACCGTTGCAGGAACTTATAGCGCTTCAGAACTCGGCTGTTACTTGGAACAAAAATGTTGCGCAACAAGGTGGCGTGCCCCCAATCATCGCCATTGCTGAAGGATTGGATAAAAGCGACGCGGAACGATTGCGTAAAGATTGGGAATCACAGTCGGGTTCTAACAATTCCCACAGGCTAAAGTTTGTAGGAGCGCAACTAAAACTTGAGAAGATGAATATGACCCCTCACGATGCAGAGTGGGGCGATGCCATACTTACAAGTATGCGAATGATTTTTATGGCGATGGGCGTTTCGTCATCGTTGATGAATGACGCGGGCAACAAAACATACAACAACGTACACGACTCGAGGAAAGCACTATACAATGAGGGCGCTATACCTATAGCGAAACGGGTGTATAGTAGCATAACGCAGAAACTATCGAAGTATTATGCTGATAACCCAAGAATACGGGTGAAAACCGACAGTATTCTTGCGATTCAGGAAGATAGAAAAGACACAATCGAAAGACTTGTGTCTGCTGTGCAGGCAGGAATTATGTCGGCAAATGAAGCCCGAAAAGAACTTGGTTTGCCTAAAAAGAGTGAGGATGGAGCAGACGACCTGAAACGAACAGGCTCTTCAGCGCCACCACCACAACCAAACGTTATCCCTAATGGCTGAAACATTTACAGATTACCCCGAAAGTGCCTCTAACAACGCGAAGCGTGCTATACGTATTAAAGAAGAAAACGATATAGGGTGCGGGACTAAGGTTGGATGGACTCGGGCAAGACAACTTGCCAACAAAGAGGCTATCACGTTAGAAACTGTTCGAAGGATGGCAAGTTTTAACAGGCACAGGCAAAATAGCAAAGGCGACCCAAAAGAAGATTGTGGGGCGCTTATGTGGTTGGCTTGGGGCGGGACATCAGGCATAAATTGGGCAATCAAAAAATCCGAAAGTTACAAATCAATGAACTCTACTAAAGCCGAAGAACTCTTCAATCAAATTAAAGACTTTGCCGAAAAGCAAGGCGACGCAATGATGGACTACAACCTCAACGACACTGTAAGGTTGTCTGACGATGCAGGCAATCAAGTCGTTGGCATTGTTGAAAACGTCGATAAAGGCGTATATGACGTGCGTGTTATGGCTCAAGCGGGCGATATGTTCGAGCCTACCGATACCGTCCTTTATCGCTTCTCTGATGAACTTGAACCCTACCGTGAACCCCAAGAAACCGAAGAGAACGATGATACTGAAGAAACTGAAGAGATGGCAGAGTCATTTGATAATGAAGATGGAGATACTCCGAATCAATCTACAGATGAAGAAGCAGAGGATGGACAAGGAGTTGATGCAGGAGAAGAAGAGGCGGAGAATTCAGAGGAATCAGAAGATGATGAATCAGAAACTGAAGAAACTGAAGTAGAAGAGCCTGAAGAGGAATCTTCCGAGGAAATGGAAGAGGACGAAGAAGAGGACGAAGAAGAGGACGAAGAAGAGGACGAAGAAGATGACGAAGAAGAAGTGCCTCTAAAAAAAGGTATGACCGTTTCTTGGCGCAGTAGAGCGGGTGTAACGTATGGCAAACTAATTGACGACAAAGGAAACGTAGAGGTTTATGTCAAAAACGACAACGTTTACACACCAACGACAATCGTTGTAAAACATAAACTTAGCAACCTCAAACCTGCGAGCATAGACATCAAAGACCGCGCTTTTCAAATCTTGTGCGAACTAAAAGAAATGGACGTGGAAGTTGACGAGTCGAAAAACGTGGCTGTCATCACGGGAATAGCCTCTTCATACGGTCAGGTGGACTTGGGGGGTGATACAGTGGCTAAAGGCGCCTATAAACAGACTCTATACCACAAGGGGGGCAAGGTTAAGTTGTTTAATGACCACAAGTGGAAGATGTCTGACCTTGTTGGTCTTGCTTATCTTGAAGATGGCGAAGAAGGCTTGATGATGAAAGCAGAAATGCCACTTGAAGTACCTGAAGCAAGCAATACATATAAAATGATTAAATTTATGCTTGACCGTGAAGAAAAAGTAGGACTATCTATAGGCTACAACACGGTCAAAGCAGATTACAATGATGATGGCACAAGAGTATTGAAAGAGTTATCATTACAGGAAATTAGCGTGACTCCATTTCCAATGGACACACACGCCAACATTTTAGAAGCCCGAATCAAACGCATACAATACAAGTCGATGCAAGAAGATTGGGCGACTATTACTGATGCGCCCTAAGGCAATCAAACGAACAAGGCGATTATCACTTGTCGTATAATTCATAACATAAAATCCGTAAAACAATGGCTAATGCAGTTAAAGATTGGCGTAACGCGGTTGCCGAACTCAAGGAACTAACAGTTGACCGACTGAATAGTGTCGAAGAGAAAGGCGCGGAGTATAAAGAGAAACTTGAGCGAATCAATGCAAAACTTGATGAACTTGAATTTTCTGCAAAAACTTCCACCGCGGGTTCGCCTGAAGTAAAAAGCAATGAAACAGTAAACGAGTTTAAGGATGCGTTTGTGCGATTCGCTCGCAAAGACCGACAAGAACTCGCGAGAACTGAAGTGAAGTCAACCTACCACCCTTCAATGACAAAGAACGCCAATATGGTACGCTTTGATATTGCAGGAGCAGGTGCTCTCCTTCTGCCCGCACAGATTAGCGAAGAAATCATCAAGAACGTTGTTGAAAGCACACCTGCTATGCAACTTGCAAGAGTTACACAGACAGACCGCTCAGAATACAAACGACGCGCCCGCACAAGCACTCCTGGGGGTCAATGGCTTGGTGAAACCGCAGAATCAACAAAAGGTAAGCCTCTCTACAAAGAAATCACTATCACCCCGCACAAATGGGCATCTTCTTATGGTATGTCTATTGAGCAGGAGCAAGATACAGGCTACAATCTTGTAGCAGAAATTACCCAAGCGTTTGGAGAAGATTTCGCAGTCGATATGGGTGGCGCGTTCCTGAATGGTGACGGTGTGCAAAAACCAACGGGTCTTGCTGACAATGTTGGAACTTTCACAACGGGTGGCGCAGAACTTACCGCAAGCGACCTTATTCGTGCGCAGGAAAGCCTTAAGGAAACATATCAAAATAGTGGCTCTTGGCTGTTCACACGAACTGCACGAGCAGGTATCAGAACCCTTTTCCTGTCAAGCGCAAGTGCGTCTTTGCAGTATCTGTGGGAGCCTGATTTCACTCGTAAGAGTCCTACTTTGCTTCTTGGCTCACCTGTGTTTATCGCACGTGAAGGCGACCTTGCGGGAGCAAACGACAATCAATACACAACAGGCAACAAGATTGCAGTCTATGGCGATTTCGCACAAGGCTACGAAATTGTGATGCGTACTGATATGTATATGATTGACGACCCATACAGCAACGCTTCATCTTTTGAGCGTGATTTCCATCTTATGACCCGAGTCGGTGGTGGAGTAATCAAGCCCGAAGCATTGACAACTATAGTCGCAGGCTCTTAAAAAAGGAGAATAATTATGGCATCATTTGATTTCGCAAATAAGAGTGCATACACATTTATTCAAGCAGGCACAGTCACAGCCAATGTGCAAGTTGTCGCGCTTGATACGCAAGGTTATGAAGGCGTAGCCTACGTTGCTTCCGTAGCAACAAGTAACCTAAGTGGCTCAAACCCTCTGAGTCTTTCTTTCCTCGAAGGGGATGACACCAACATCTCTAACGCAACTGCAATCCCTGCAGAGCGGGTTATCACTAATCCAAGCATTAACGCATCAAACACCGCTTTTACAGCGAGCGTTGTGCCTTTCAAGCGATACCTGTTTGCAACTTGTAACATTAGCGCACCTGTTTCTGCGAATGTTCATTTTGTCGGAGCGTTAGGATATCCACATTCCTCGCCCACGCAGTAACCTCAAGGGGGTAGGTCTTTTTGACTACCCCTTTTTTTTAATCTTTATGGTCAGGTTAAAACTGACTTAATCGCTATGAAAAAGAACGTTGAGTTTACAAAACCAACTTCATTGCCAAAAGGCGATGAAAGGTTTGTTTATCATAAAGGGCAAATCGCGCATTACATTGGAAATATGCACGATTACCCCGTGCATCTTGGCAGGGTCGGTTACGGAAAACTGTATAGTGATAACACCCCTAAGACTATTTCATTAACAGCAGGTGAGGTCACAAGAATAGATGGTTATACGTTTGCGCCTATGTCTTTGGGTGTTACGGGCAACACAACTACTTTGGTTTCAGAATTTCGTGGATTAGCATTAGTATATGGCTTTATCTCTTTTACAGGCGGTGCATCTATTGTTTATGATTTACACCTTCGTAAAAACGGTGAGGATATATGCGTTTGTAATCCTGAATCACAAGCCATTGGTAATAGCGAGTTTGAATTGTCAACAATGGATTTCACGAGTGTTGAAGAAGGTGATGAATTTGAACTATGGTTCCAAGCCGATACCGACAAAACACTCTCTTACACAACAACAAAACTAATTCTAATAGTATTATGAACAAATATAAAATTAAAGAAGGTTTCAGCCTTTGTTTTGACAACGTAAATGTTCTTGACTTAAAAAAAGGCGACACATACGAACCACAAACAAGGATGCAAGAAGAAGTCTTTGCTGAATTAACAAGACGCGGTAAATGCGAACTTTATGTAGAGCCAAAAAGCACGCCTGCTGAAACTAAAGTAAGCGAGCCTGAAGAAAAAACAGAAACCAAGCCTAAGAGCAAGAAAAAAACCAAAAAGTCTGAAGAATAATGCGATACCTGCTTCGGGACTCAATTAGCCCAACATATACTTTTTCTGCATCTCCCGATGTTTGTGAAGTAACAAGCAACAGTATTGCTATGGCTATTACTGTAGATGACGTTAAAGATTACGCGCTTATATACGATAATGAGTCAGACACTGCCATTGAAAATCAAATCAAGGCAACGCAGTCTAAGATTGAAAGGTTTGTAAACCGAGATAGCACTGTTCGTAATCGTGTAGCGTTATGGGCACTTCCGCAAGAAATCATCGAAATACCTTATGGCGTGCACTCAAACATTATTGTTTATCAACGACTGTCAGAGGCTGATGATTGGGAATTGAAAACTGAAGATATTGATTACTATGTGATTGATAGCGCTACTAAATACAAGAGCATTAGACTCAAGCAGTTGACGCAGACTAAAATCACTTACACAAGTGGTTCTGCTACTATCGACCCTGAAATGAAGCAGGCTATTATTCAGGAAGTCACCTTTTTCTTCAAAAACAGAAACGACCCTGATGCCCGAGTTGCAGAAACACGCAATGGAATTAGTTTGGCAACGTACAACTTGCTAACAGGATATATTCGATACTAATGAAGTTAGGCGACCAATTTATAGCAAATATAATCCCCAAGGTTGAAAACGCGGTCGATAAGGGGTCAGAAAGTTTGGCTAATAGTCTAAACGACCACATTGATATATTGGCAGACAATGGGCGCAAATACAATGCGAAAAAGTACAAAAACACATACAGTGTGCGCGGTAAGTACGAAAGAACCCACAAGTTTAGACGTGAAAGACTTGGCTACCAAACAGACTATGTTGACCTGAAATTTATCGGCAAGAGCCTTTTGAACAGGCAGGTTCAAAGAAACGCACTTGGTGAACATACTATTGAGTTTATTGACCAACCTGTACGCAGGGGTCTTGGTAGTGCGCAGTTATATTATTATCATAATTGGGGTTTTTACCCAAATCCACGCAGGCAGTTGTTTCCCGACACAGCGGGCGCAATGAAAGGTGGGTCTAAATTTAAGGTTACAGAAGCCGAACTTAAAGCACCTAACGTTTTAGATTCAGGTGACGTGATACCACAGAATTACGTGACTAAGGCAAGGCAAATTGTAACAAGCAAATTGAAGGGCAAATGAGCAGTAGTAGTAGGGACATAATTGACCAACTTGTTAATAGTTTGTCAAACTATATTAACGACCCAACGATATTGTTCGAGAAGTACCCTATATCGTATGAGGATATAGATTCTCGTCAGGATATACGCAAAGCGAGAGTATCTATTTATGAAATTAGTGAACTTACAACTATTACCGTTGACGATGGACGCGCAAATATGAGCACCCAAACATACGGTATAGATATAAGTGTTGTGCGTGGCTACACAAACAACAACGCTAAAAGAGGCGAACTTATCTTGTATGAGATAAGGGATAAGATTATTGATTGGGCAAGGGATAATCTCGATGTTAGCGCATTAACAGGTGGCTACATATATACCTTCAAGTATAATTCTTCAAGTAGTTTTACGAGAAGTGATAGATTTGTCAGCAGAACTATGTATTTTGACTCAATGCGAGATTTGTTAAAGCAACAATTCACAACTTAAAAACAGGACAAATAAAATGGCAGTTACAAAAACACTAATTTTTGACAAAGTTACAGTTAGCGGTGTTGACTACACCTTGCACCTGACAGAAAACGCAGAAGTTACTATCGAGCCTCTAACCGACGTTGTTGATGACGGTCAGACGCTTGTTTCTGCATACGACGTATCATTTAGCGTTGACGTTTACGATACCGATGCGCTATCAGGGGCAAATATCTATGTTGACGCGTCAACTGACCCTGTAAAAACAAACATTGTATTTTCAGGTGTATCTTCAGCGCAAACAATTACAATCACAAATGTATATGTGAACGCTATCAAAAAATTTGACAGCAACCGATTGGCTGTGAACTTGTCAGGCACGAAGCGAACGGTAACCCTTGCGAGCGCTACAACTGAATCTTAATCATTTAATTTTATCGCAATGCTTAATCTATTAAAAAAAATATCCATACAAGATGTTGGACAATCTGACCGAGTGGCAAGATTTGAAAACATTATGGAAGGTGTAGATGGTAGCGCGGTATTTGGTTTTTCTTCAGAGGCTGAAGCAATACAGGTTTTAGATAATCAAACGCAACAGTACAAGCAAAACCACACTCTTGATTTACGAGTTATTGAGGACTCTACAGAGTCAGCGTTTCTTAACACAATCATCGCAAATGGAAATTTGTGTAATGTTGTAGCAGAAGGGATTGATGGCACTGTATTTATGGAGAGTGTGAGAGTCGCAAGAAGTAAGCAATATGACCAAATTACTGCACTATCTGTTCAATTCACAAAAACCACTCAAATTGGTTATATGCGAGCCAATGAAGTAAGTGGTTTAGACCCGACTGAGGTGACCTATTTCACGCCTGTATATGCAAGTAACAACATTCTTGATAAGTGGAATATGAACCAATTCGTGCTGTATGAGAGCGATTCTTGGCTTTCTCCTTTTGCGACTTATGCTTATACCACTTCAAATACTGCAGGTCAAAGAATTAGTGAATCAATAGCGAACACATTACCTGCTGATATAACTATTCAATTTAGAAACCTTGACGGTTTCTTTTTGCCACCTGAAACACAATGGATTCCCGCGCCTTTTGAAGCAGGAACAGAGTTGGTTATGGCATTAAACGTTGTTCTTTCTTCTACCTCAGGCACAAACTATTTGAATTCTTACGTATGTGTTGAGGTTGAGCGAGCATTTAGTGGATTCCCTCTTGGCAGTTTGTTTTATGTCGGATATATACCGAATGGCACAACCAATACAAACGTTGCTTTTCAGTTTGATATTCCCTCAGGGGCTACCCGTATGAGGATGCGTGTTACCCCCGCAAGCAGTAACACAAGTGGTAATACCGCTATCACGTCTTTGACTTTTGGCAATCTTGGTTTGTATCTAAAAGATGGACTGCCTACGAGGTTTACAAACGTACAGACAGCGACAAACACTAATGTTGACCCTGAAACAACATAAAATCACAATGCGTATATGATAGTACAAGAGGAAATTACTGTGAGCGGAGAAAGGGTAAAACTGCGCCCTTATACAGAAAGGCGGTTGAGTCAACTTGTTGAAATTCAGCAAGAGATTCAGGAGTACATAGAAGCAAACCCCGAAATGGGATTTGACGAAATTGACAAAAAGAAAGTGGCTAAGTGGTGGAAACGCAAGGCGGAAGTTTTGTGGGAAACTCAAGAGCCACTGCCTTTGTCATTTTTTGAAAGTCCTGATTTTGAAGTGACGTGGCTTAAAAAATCTGAAGATTTTTTTTTAGCGAGCAGGGTATATCTCTAAAAAAAGCAGACGTCGCTTGGAAGCGTTCTATCGCCTTTATGCCACAGGGTTCCAAAAAAGACCTTAATAGGCAGAAGTGGATAGAACTTGTAGGGGTTTACTATTATCATAGTCTGTGTCTTGCTAATTTCAACCCAACCGAAGCCATTAAGATATTCGACAATCCTGCCCACGTTATTGCTGAAGCGGTGGTATCGCAAATGGCTTACAATTATTTTGAAAAATGAGCCAATCACAGATACTGCAATATGTAGTCAAGTTTAGTTATGATTCACAGTCCCTTCAGCAGATAAAGCAAGTCCTCAATCAGCAGAACTATACTATAAAACTGAAGTTTGACTCCCAACAAGTCCAAGAGGAACTTGAGAGGGTCAACAAAAGCATCATCAACCAAACGCTTCAGTTACGTAATCTTGCGCAACAAAGTAATGCTGTCAACCAAAGCCTGCAGGGCGTTACTAATAGCGGGAACACAGCAAGTACCGCGACAGCACAAGCGGGTCAGCAATTAAACCTGTTCACACAGGCAAATCAGCAATTAACACAACAGCAACAACGCCAACTACAACTGACTAATCAGTTGGCGCAAGCAAGACAGCAAAACCAAGGCGGTCTTGCTGATATGTATCAGTCAGAGTCCCAATCACTTCTTGAGATTAGTCGCCAAATTGGAAAATACAAAGCCGAACTTGCTATACTTCAGCAAATGCAAGCCGAAGGTATGCAGTTGTCGGACGAGGACAAGTTGCGGAAGCAGGGATTGTTTACTGCCATTAAACAACTTGGTGTTGCATACGGTAAAGAACGCGAGGCTATATTAGGACGCACAGAAGCGACTATACAGTCACAAAATGCGACCCAATCTGCATCACAAGCAATAGAGCAGTCGTACACCACACAGATAGGGACTCTTTCGTCACTGAAAGACCAAATTACTGCAGTTAAGGGGGAACTTGCAACGCTTGATAGTATTCGTCGAGAAGAAGGTCAATTAACGGAAGAGCAACGGGAAAGTTATGAGGTTTTACAGGCTACACTTGGCACGCTGAAGCAACAATACAGAGAAGCGAACAGCGAAATACAGCGAAATGAGCAAGCACAGCGAAATTTAGGCAAAACGACTAATGACGCTACTAAAGATATAATTGACTCATACAAGCCATACAGTGAATCGCTTTCTGACCTTACCAAAAAGCAAAACGACCTTAGGGCTGAGATTAAAGAACTGCAAGATGCCCAAAAATCATCAAGCGGTATTACAGACGAGCAATCGCAACGATTGGCGCAGTTACAACTTGCCTACAGAGAGGTTGGTCGTTCAATTACTCAAATAAAACGCGACGCTAACAGTACGGAAGAAGCGAACCGAACCTTGGGCAATAGTTATCAAGATATGCAGGCGCGTATGCGTCAGTTGTCTGTTGAGATACGGAATACACAAGACCCTTTAGGGCAGAACAAAGACACTGTAGCGAAACTTACCGCAGAGTACAATGAACTTAATCAGAAGTTAAAAGACATTGATGGCTCAATGGGTAATCATCAACGAAATGTTGGTAATTACATCGACTCAATCCGTCAGGCCGCGAGCGCCATTGCAGTGTTTCAAGGGCCTCTCGGCCCCCTTTCAGGGCGATTAAATAGCGTTGCAACGCTTTTATCCAAGTTAAAAGATGCGCAGATTTCCGCGGGTGTAGCCTCACTTACGTTGGGCAAAATGGTTCAAAAGGCTCTTATTGCATCGGGTTTTGGCGTGCTTCTTGTAGTCCTTGGTAGTGTCATATCGTTTCTTAAGAAATCAGAAGAAGGGAATGATGCGCTTCGAGTATCTACTGCAAAATTAGGGGCTGTCGTATCTACTGTAACAGAGCCTTTTATTCAACTTGGTAAAATTATATACAACACGCTTTCTACGCCTGAAGGGTTCAGTGAGTTTATGCAAAGACTTGGCAGGGTAGAGATATTCGGCACGAAACTAAAGGACGTGTTCGATAGGCTTAAAAAGGCGTTTTATGAAGCGCTTGTCAACCCTCAAGTTGCCCTAAAAAATCTTGTTGTTGATTTAGGTGTGTTTGTAGGCAACATTACAGGTATAGCAGAGGTTTTTAACACTGTAAAAGGAGTCATAACAGACGCATTTAATGACCCAAGACAGGCTGTCGCTGATTTATGGGAAACTATTAAGGAAAGCCTAATTTTCAGAGCGCAGAAACTTCTTGACACCTTTAAGTTTGTTGGCGGTGCTATAAAAAGCGTGATGGAACTCGATTTTGACGCTCTGAAAGAAAACTATGCGGGCGCAGTAAATAGCATTATAGACGCCACAACAGGAGTTGATGACACCGTAGGTAAGGTGGCAGAAAAAGTTGCACCTATAGGGCAAAAAATAAAAGAAGTATTCCAAAATGGGGTAGATAGCGCCAAAGACTTTATGAACACTCTTTCTGAAAACGTAGAAATGGCGGAGCAAGAACAGAAGGCGTTAAATGACATACAAAGAGAACTTCGTGCCTTAGGAATTGAAAGAGCACAACAAAATCGCAATATACAAGAGGCAAGAAGATTTGCTCGTGAAAACAGGTATGAGTTAGAAGAAGGTATTCGCAGACTTAACGAAGTTATTGAAGCAGAGGAAAAACTTGCTGAAAAAGAGTTGGACGCAAAACGTCGTGCACTTGAAATCAAAAGAGCACAAACCGATAGATTCTCGAGCACAAGTGAAGAACTGCAGGAACTTGCAGATATGGAAATCGAGTTTCACAATTTGGAAAAAGAGCACGAAACCAATCGTATGCGATTGGTTCGGGACAGAAACACTCTTGAAACTAAGATGATACAACTACGCTACAAACGAGAGAAAAATTTTCTTGAGTGGCAGTTGCAACAGATGGATTTTGAGAACAAGCGTATTTTATACTCGCGAAGGGGTATGCTACAAGAATTGATTGTTGCAGAAAAAGAGTACACGGACGTCTTTGGCAACGAATTGCTAAAACAACAAATGCTGACGCAATATCATATTGAAGAAACAGCAAGGCTTGAGGCCGCGGGTTTCAAGGCTTCTATAGCGAGTGTTATGGCGTATGCAAATGCTGTGCAACGCATTGAGCAGGAAGAGTTAGAGGCAAGTAAAAAGGTTTCCGACATTCGTCGCAAGTACAAAGAAACTGTTTTTGATGCTATCAAAGAAGCAGGGTTTAGAAGCGCAGAGGCTCTGTTTGGAGAATCAAAACTTTTATCATCTGCGGAAACAATCGTAGATACATTGAAGGGCGCTCAAAGAGCGTTTGCAAACAACCCACCACCAAGCCCAATAGGTATAGCAAGTGCCTCTGCGGTTTTGGCAAAAGGGGTAATAGCGTTGCGTAAAATTAACGCGACTAAAAAAGGTGATAAGTCCATACAGGGAGCGGGTGGAGCAGGTGGCGCAGGCGCTACTATTGCGTCAGCGCAATCTGCGACCGCGAGTTTTGGTCTTGTTGACCCTAACCAATTAAATTTGCCTGCAGAAATCGCAAGTCAGTTAGCAAATTCGGGTATTACTATTAGTCAGCCAAACATTATATTGAGTGGTGAATTTGACCCTGAGTTTTTAAGCGTAAAAGTACAAGAAGGCAACAATATACGCAGTGGCGAAACCGTAGGAGTTTAATATGTCAGTACAGCAAGAGTCCGTTTATATGGGCGCATATTTTCTGAATGGGCGGAGAAAAAACAATCCGTCATCAAATGCCTATCAAGAATGGACGCCTATAGATGGCTACCCCTTATCGTTTGATATTTGGTCTGTTTCTTACAAAGCGGTTAGAGAGTATATTTCAACACCGCTCACAACCGCACTGATGGGTTATGAGAGGGGCAACACAAGCGGTATTCGCTTGAGGGCGTCTATCAGTCTTAGAAATACAAATAGTGCGCAGTCAGAGGCGCTCAGGCAACTGATAGGCTTGATGTCATCTCAATACGACAGGACGATTGTTCAAGCCCAAATAACAAACATTGTATCATCAAATGCGACGCAAAGCCTATTTGACACGAATTTAACAGCGACATATCCAAATACGATTAGCAACGCCTATCAGGGCGCATTTGTGCAAGATAATAACGCGTCATTTTTATGCACAAGGTATTCTCAAAACGCCACAATCAAACAATTTACTGTAAATGGGAACGTTGTTGACGCGGGGTGGACAACGGGCACAAATATAAACGTTTATTTACCGCCATCGGTGCCCACGGTGATAGGTTTGTCAACAGATGAAACAGAGTCGAATATGCACTTCTATAATCCTGTTGGCTCTACTTTCGGCATAGAAAGAGAATTGACTATCGGGAACCAAATAATATCATTCGATTTGAAAAGCGTTGATAGATTTCAGTATGCACCAACCAACTTAAAGTTATGATTCGTTCATCTTTTAAGACCTCGGTCGGAGAGGTTATTGTCGAGATAACTACGGGCGGGAGCCAAATAGATGCGTTTATCAATAAAATTGGCGAGATAAAGTATCAGTTTGACCAAACGCCCGACTCAATAGACATCAACAAAACTATAGCACTTTATAGTCAAATGTCTGTTGACCTGAACAAGTACAGTCTTGAAAACATAGACGTTTACGATAGGTTAATGAATCCGCCTAACGGGGCAGAACCTTTGGATGTAGTCGTAGTTGTACGACCTTACGACGACACGGGAATATTTTACAACGAAAAAACTGCTCGATTTAATTTTCAGTTGGAGCAGAAGAATATAAACTATCGGGAAAAAGACGAACTAATCAACCTTCGTTTTACCCCGAGATTAAAAACAAATGTTACTGTATCGGACGTTGTAGATGGGGGCACAAACTATAACTACGCTGTAAGACAGACGACAAGTAGCACGAATACTACGAACCTGAACTGCCTGCCTGTGAAAGATTACATAAGCAGGGCAATGGAAAAGATTTTTGACAATGAGGGCGAGAGTAATTGGGAAACTATCATCGACTCAAGTCAAACGGGTCTTGACACAAATAGTTACACAAATAATGTTTTTGAGGACTACTCTAATTGGTCGAGCGGTCAACAAGGGTTTGTGATTTGCGGATATAGCGAACTTGTTTTTGAATCACCCGACGCTGACACGGAAACAGTGTTTGGTAATGGTTTGGTTACGATTGACAGAACTATAACCAACACAAATCTCAACATACCTTTTGACCAAATCGTTAACTATAACGTACAAGCGACAGGTCTTTTGAGTCAGTTTAATAATGGCGACTCAATATCATTTAATTTACCCGACCAACAACCTTTAACGTTCTATGTGTTTTTTGCTAACTCTACCGCAAACAGCATACAAACAAGTTACTTTCCTCAATACACGGTTCGACCTACAAATGCCACATTCAGCAATGTGGCGTTCCAAATCACACGAAAAGTGCAACCCTCACTTGTACCCGCGGTACAAACATTAAAGCAGTTAGCGGGAACTGAGGGAGCCATATTTGGCACGGGGTTTAGCAAAAACTTTTATGTCTATAGGTTGTTTAACAATCTATCTAACGTTGTTTCCATAGATTACAGCAACGTAATAGATTTAAGCGAAAAGAAGGATAGTTTTTTTCTTAACAACAGCCTTGTTGGTCAAATAGCAAGCCTCTACTATGGCACGGGAAATGGATATAGTGGTTACGGTCAGTTGCTTAACAATAAAAATGCAATTCTACCGAACATACTTGATTACAACAGTATTATTAAAGGCAATGCAAACGCAAATAAAAGCCTTAAAATACAGATTCCAACAGCATATCCGTTTCTGAATAAAACAAGGCGTGATGGCGTTGATTTTGAATTTCTTGAAATTGTAGAGCCTGACGTTGACCCAACTGAATTTGACAGAAACTTAGAGAAGAGTCTTACCGAAAATGGCATAACAGCATATTTTAATGCCCTTAATCAAATTGGCGGTGGCACAAAAATAAAGGTAACTCTAATGGGTGCGTTTACTGTGAAACCGTATGAAGTCTTTGAGTTTGGCACAGACGCACCTGAAAAGTACCAAAACAGGCAATTCCGCATTACTAACATATCATACAATTTAGTTGATGACATAGCGAAGATTGAAGGCTATCAAATTAACAACCTGCAAAGTGAAGTTGTAGAATTACCTGAACCGCCAAACAGCGGTGGGGGTGGTGGCAATGGCGGGGGTGGTGGTAACACTGAACCACCAACAGATACAGGATATGCAATCACTTACAGACTAAACGAATGGAACCTGATAGGCAATCCAACTCCAAACGACATTGTGCAGTCTGCAAATGGCTCTTTGGGTTATTTCAGTGATTATCTAAATGGCACGCTATACAAATTTACAGGTAGTTATGAGGAAACAGATGTTCTCGAGTCAAATACGGGTATTGGATATTGGGCGTTTTTAGGTATTTCAGGTGGCGAAGCAACTGCTATTACATATAACGTGTCACCCCTTTCGGAACAAAGCCTTTTTTCAGTTTCTCTTAATGCGGGATGGAATTTAATTACGGGCTATGGTGGTGAAGGTATGTCTGAGGTCAGCGGTGCATACCTTAATGGCAGTATATATGCGTTTAATGGCTCCTACGAAGAGATAGACAGGTTATTAGCAGGGCAGGGGTATTGGATATATTCATCGAATGGCGGTACAATAAACATAACTCCAACAACCAATGTTAGCAACGTTACTAATTGGAACCTAACGCACAAAAAAATTGAAGTAACAAGTGGTAACAAATTGCAACAGGTTTATTTCGATAGAGATACGGGCAATACAACCACAAACTACCTTGCGCTTCAATTCCCGCCAATCATAAATGGCATTTTTGACGCACGTATAAACAATGATGAATTAAATACCGTACTACGCGACAGGCGCGTGATAGACAGCAACACTGTCAACATAGACGTGCAATTTGCAGAAGGTGGGCGAAGGTCTATTGCGCATTATCCTGTAACAAACACTATAAGTCTAACTACGCAGTATCAATACACGTTTTTTGAGGGTGATAAAATTATCACAGCCTTAAACGTAACTGAAGGCGACACTATTGATTTACCCGAGTTGACTACTCGTGTGCAAATTAAACCAATGGGCGCCTCATTGCGATTACCCGTTCGTGCAAGTGATATAGCAAACGATGACTATGTTTTGACCGCTGAATATGACAGAACGGGTACGTCTGTAACTAATGCGAACGTCGAAACACTTATACAAGATTCTTTATTTGCTGTATATGACTTAGACGGTGATTACAAGATAGAGGTTGGATATAGAACTAACATCGCCATAACACCGCAGATTTTTCTTGATGACACTGCCCAAGGTACGTCGGGAGCAAATTCTGTAACTATTACATACGATGCAATCGGATTAACGACATTGAGTGGTGGTAATTGGTTAGTAAAAAACAGTCAGGTAACTCACGATTACTCAACTATAGAAACCACTGTAGCCTTAGCATCTTTTTCTACCAATCAAAATAATTACAATATAGGCGATGGTACATTTTTTACAATCGCGACGTCCGCAACGCCTTCTGCAGACATAACAGGTATTACAGGTGGCGTTGATGGGCGCATTATTGAACTATTAAACAGGGGTTCTCGTGATATATATTTACGACATCGCAACGGTGGCTCTTCAGGCGCTAATCAAATAACGGAGCCACGCGGGAACGATGTCTTATTAACACAGTATTCATCAGTACGATTACGGTATGTTACCGCAGTAGGTAATTGGGTGGTATGTTAATGAAAAAGCAAAAACTAAAGGCAGAAAGGCTTTACGTGGACAAAAAAAGCACAAATTATGGATTTGAAAAAGTTTTTGCGCCCGAAAAACCTCGCTTTTCTATGCGAGTTAGGGCAAGGGCAAGATGGCTCAAGATTTGGTGGAAAGTAAAAAGACCCCTATTTTTAATTGTATCAATGACTAAGTACAGGCACTTATTAACTTTATTAAACATAGATATGAAGATTAAATACAATCAAACAAGTACAAAGGCGGGTATTGTTCTATTGACTACAATTCTTGCTTTATTAGGAGTCAACGCAGAGCAGGAATTTCTTACGGAAAACATTGAAAAACTTGTAGAGGGGGTTGTTCTTATGGTGGGGTCATTGACAGCATTGTATTCCATTCTAAAAGACGACGAGAAAGGTAACGACTCAAACAATGATTCTTGACATTGATTGTCACAAACGCATATATTGAAACAGAATACTTGTACTTTGTAGGTATTGGTTTTCTATGTGATTGTTTGGTTTTTGTTAGTTGATAAAAAGGGCGGGCGTAAAACCCCGTCCTTTTTTTTTATGAATATGCGGGTTCTAACCTAATCGGTGAGATAGTCAGCCCCGCAGAAAGACCCGAGGGGGCTTGAGTCTTTCGATTCGCTCCCTCGGGCATTTTTTACTGCTCGACGCTATCTTCTCTCCTAAATTTTGCTTTAATCATCAATTCAGGTTTCCTGCAGTAACTCTGCGGTACTTCCATCTTGAAACTATCAACCCTGTGGTCAATAATAACGTTTGGGTCGTCCTTAAACTGCCTATACCACCGACGGGCGGTATAGGGTTCGGTTGTTTCGAGATAGACCGTCTTTGACGAGTGTTCGTACAAAATAGAGGTTTCTCGCTCTTCAGAACTGAACGCTCTACCTATGTTGTTCAGTATCTTCTCGATTTGTGCTTTCACCTTTTTCATTGGCTATCTTCTATGGATTCTCGGCTAAGGTCTGAAAAATACGCTTGCGCCTGTTTGCTGACTTTGTAGTGAGTGAACAAGTCTTTTACCGTCACTGCGCCTGCTCTTATTTTTTGCTCTGCATTTGACCAATCTTCGGTGCCCTCATTGAGCCACTTCCGATTGTCATTTTCAGGCTGTTTCTTGTCTCGTGGCTGTGAAGGTTTTGCAGAATCAGAAATCATTCTTGCTTCATCAGTATCGGCATCTTTAGCGTCATCAATGAGCCACATTCCGTTGAGCGCATATTTTCTCGCGTAACTTGATGCGGTGCCCGAAATCTGCGATTCGTCCATACCTTTCTTTTGGTCTGCCTCTCGTGCCAATGCACTTACCTGAATAGAGTCTGACTCAAAAGAAACAGTTACGGTTGCCTCAATATAATACCTGTTGCCAATTAAACGAACACTATCCGTAATGGTCTGCAACAACCCTTCTTTGTATAGCAAGGGTTTTAGCGCCTCAAGAACATCTTCTTGACTACGGTAATTGTATCGACCAAACGAATTGTATTGGTTTTTCGGTGCACGCAATTCGTGCTGTATCTTAATGATTTTTTCTATTAGACTCATTTTTCACCTCTCGTTTTGGTTTCGCGGTCTTTCATCATCAGTTTGATTTCGTTGAACTGACGCTCCTGCATACCACATACAGATTCATAAAAATGATAAACCTTTTTATGCACCTGCTCTTCAGGTGGCGTTGCCAACATAAGCGATATTGCCGAAGGGCTATACCCCATTGCTATAGCAACTTGTCGTTGTGAAAAGTTTGACACTTCCATTATTCTTAATGATTGGTCAAACAGTTTTTTGTTGATTTTGGCTACTGTGTTTTTTGCAATCGTCATAGGTTTTGTTGTTAGTTTTGGTTTATGCTTTGTATTTGTTTTTGGTGCTAACGCTTTGCATCGCGTACATTTCATACACGTCATCGTAAAAACTCTTCGATTTTGGCACAGCGGTAAAAATATCTACCATTGTGGATGGCGCCATCTTGGTTGATGCACTTACTTCGCCATTGCCATTGTTTTTGACAATAAAGATGTACTCAACCATTTCATTAAGAGCCTTCAGTTTCATCGCGGTTTCTTTGAACAGTTTGTCAACTATTTCGTTGAAGTCGTTCGCCATAAACTCTACGACGCCATTTGCTTCATCTAAGGGAAGGCTCTTTAGGTACTCAATGGCACCTTTTTTATCGTCTGCTTCTGCGTATGCGAGTAACTTTTCTAAGTGCGTTTTCATTTTGTGTTCCTCTCCAATTTAACATAGGATGTGTATTTTTTTTCCGCCATAGGGATTTCTTCTCCGTATTGGTCGGTTAGTCCGCCTATTTCTGCTGACCGTTTCATCATATCTTGCCTGCCCTTAATAAGAGCCTTCAATCTATCCACCTCTTCGTCTTTATATGAATACGCCACTTTTGACACGTTCTTCAAAGTATATCCATTGTAAACGAGAGCGTCCTTGCCTGCGTGTTGAATTTCGTCAAGTACATACTTAGAAATTTGGTCACGCAATTCTTTTGCTAATTTTTCGATTTCGTACAATTCCACGTATGTTGGGAATGCTTCAATATCGCCTTGCTCTATGTGGTAAACGGTATTTGCATATTCTTCGCAAACCTCGTCAACCAACATTCCATTTTCAGGGTAAACTTTATCTCTCATATCTATCTCCGTACATATCGTTTTGTCGTTCAGCAAGACGTTCTTGCTCTTCGGTTCTGTATCTGTATTGTACTCTTGGCTCTGATTCCATTCTTAACTCTGCCTCAAGTTTATCTCTGTATCGCTCTTGCTGACGCTGTAACTCGAAGATTTCTTCTTCTTCTCTTTGTCTGTCTGCGTATTCTTGACTTGTCATAACTTTCTGTTTTTTGAGATTTCAAATTTTAATTCTGCCAATTCCCTTAACATATTGTCGATTGTTTCTTCGTCCCTGAAGAATATATGCGTTCGACCGTATGATGCCTTGTCTTTGGCAAACATTAAACCGTGCGTTGTATTGATTGTGCCTTTATCAAGCGAGAAGCGCTCAATAATAGACTCTTTGCCTAAGTGTATATTTAGTGATGTTTGCATACTTTGCGATTGTTTTGGTTAATGTTTATCATCATTGTTGATGCAAAGATACACACTAATTTTCAAGTTGTCAAGATAAATTTACACAAAAATGGAAATATCATTACTAATAGACGGTAAGCCTTGCCACCAAAAACGCCACAGACACGGAAGGGGGCGCACTTATGACCCAAGTAAGCCTGAAAAAAATAATGTGATAAAAAAAATAAAGAGCCAATACAGGGGCGCCCTGATTGACGTTCCTATAACTTTAATTATTACTGCTTATTATGTCCCACCCAAATCGTACAAGATAGACGTCAAGTCGGGTTTGCATTACAAGCAGACTACGCCTGACTGTGACAACATTGCAAAATTTTATATGGACGCGATGAACAAGGTGGTGTATGCCGATGATAAACTTGTCGCATCTTTAAGCGTTACAAAAATGTACCACGAGCGCGACCACGTAATTATTTACATATCAACATTAGAGTAGATTTTACTTGCTTTCAAAAGTAATTGTTCATATCTTTGCAAACCAACCTTATTCCCAACTTGCTATGGCAGGTGTCTTTGATTAGGCGCCTGCCATTTACCTCATTAAGTAGCGTTGACTCTTGACCGAGCCTTCGCTCCCTTCATTCAACAGTAACCAAAAAAGCAAAGTGATGAATAAGGACGCATACTATTTCCCGCATTTCTGCAATGCGAGGTCGGACAGAAAAATTAGGCGAGTAAGAAAAGAGTTGGGCATCGAAGGGTATGCCATATATTTTATGCTGTTAGAGGTTCTTCGGGAGCAAGAAGATTTCTCATATCCCCTATCTGACATCGACCTTCTTGCAGATGAATTTCAGACTTCAGAACAGAAGATTGATGTGGTTATTAAGAACTACGAACTGTTCGAAATTGATGAACATCAAAACTTCTTTTCATATAAGCAAATTGAGTACCTAAAACCGTATTTAGAGCGCTCTAAAAGAGCAAGGACTGCTTCACTAAAGCGTTGGGGCACAAGCAAAAAACAAAGTAATAATGCAAATGCAATGCAAATGCTAAGCGCAAGCAATGCAAGTAAAGTAAAAGAAAGTAAAGTAAATGATAGTATATACAGCGATTCTTTCTTGGAGTTTTGGGAGTCTTACGGAAAGAAAAAGGAAAAGCGTAAATGTGCAATCAAATGGAACAGGCTTAAAGAGTCAGATAAAAATTTGATATTAGAATTTATCCCGATTTACAAAAACAGCGTTTCGAGCGTACAATATCAAAAAAACCCATATACATTTTTGAATAGCGGTATATGGGAAGATGATTGGTCGTCTTATACGCCAAACCAACAATCAGTAAAATCAAAAGGCAATGGACAAACACAACGCTTTATCGAAGTTGGTCAAAGACTCGTTGACAGCGATTGGTGAGAAGGCATCAGTATCACAGAAAAGCGAGTTAATTAAGCATAAAAATAATTACATTGTTCCTACAAGGGGGCAGGTAAAAATCATATTATCGTACCTATACAGCATTGGTGCAACAGACTATCACCTGACTGAAAACGATGAAGCAAACAAGCAAGTGCTGATTCAATGGTACAATGAAATGGTTGTAAAAAACACAAGTTTTCCATCTGACATAAACATTGGCTTTGTGTTAGAAGAATTCAAAAGCGCTGTCATACAGGGCTATGCGGATATGAAAGGTTTTAATTTGCGCAGTCAAGTGCAGGCTTTTAAGCAATGGATTCGTGAGTACAATAACGAACTGTACTCAAAATGGTATTCGCTAAATGCGGATAAAAAACCCAAAGAACTACCAAGGTTCGCGGGTGCGGAAAAGACCGTCGATAACGTAGATAACCAATTACATACGATATTTGGCGACTCAATTCCTCAAACATTCACTAAATACACAACAAAAACCAAACAACTATGAGTTACGAAAACAAAGGAATCATCTTTGAAAACAAGTACAAAACTACAGATAGGCACCCTGACTACAAAGGGCGCATCAACTTTAACGGTGTTGAGTATGATTTAGGCGCTTGGTACGGAACGACCCGTAACGGTGACAAGATGCTGTCACTAAAGGTCGGTGAGGTATATGACCCAAATCGTAATGCTCAACCACAAACTACAGTGGTAAGTAGTCAACCCGCGAACAACGGGACAGACTTCATTGAAAAAGCGATGGAAGAAGATGACCAACTGCCATTCTAAGTATTATGGGAAAATTTCAGATTGAAGATTTAATATACCCCGTTACTACGCCATTTCTGATTTCACACAATCAGTTACAAGCCATACGGGAGCATCATCTGAAGCCTATCAATGAGATAGCATCAAGCGTAAGCATTTACTACGCTTGGTGTTATCGTGATAGGTTGCACGAATGTAAAAATGGAAGGCGACCTGAAACAGACACAGAGTTTGAGCATTTTCCACACGTGGTTGGTAAAATGTATTGGTCAGAACATTGCTTTTTACCGAGCCTAAGACAACTTGATGGGAAAGGTGCTTGTGATATTTCAGGAAAAGATTTACTATCTTTGGCAGAGTTACTCCTTAAACACACCAAGTATTGCAGATACGCGATATACGAAGAAAGCAGGTTTATACACTGCGATTATGCTTGGGGGTACAAAGAGCCAAGGTTTTATTTGGGCGATAAATCTTGGTTGCAGGTTGGCGAGGATAAGTATTTTGAAACAATAAAAAATTTATCCAATGGATGATAGGTTAGGTCAACGCCTTGATAAACTTGAAGAGCATCTTGTGCAGGTGTCGGAAACCCTCGCAGGTATTGTAAAAAGCGTTACAGCAATAAACATAGGCATACAGGGAAATAATGACCACGACCAACTTGGTTACAGGCATAGGATAAAAAGACTTGAAGATGAAGTTGAAGAGATACAAGACTTCAAAAAAAAAATTCAATACACTGCGTCCGCAATAGCGTTTATAGGTTCCTTCGTGGCAAACGCAATATGGATTATTTTTCAAAAACTAAACTAAAAACAGATGGCATACGATAAATTTTCAGGTGAACACAAATACGCTAACCAATCATACACTTTTGCAGAAACCGCTGATTACTCTACAAGTGATTATGTTTTCAATAGGGTTCCAACAGCACTCAACTGTGATTCTCTTGGCAAACTTCGCGTTGATATGCTTGAAGGCGGTACAAATGTGTTAATACAAGTTGTTTTTGGTGAAAACAAACTTCGAGTAACGAAGATTTATGCCTCTTCACCAACTACAATGAATGTAGTAGGATTATCCTAATGATACAGTTTATTGGAAGTGCGCCAAACGGTTTCCTGCAATGGTTATCTCAATACTTTTCTAAAAACCTAAACGTGTTTCTGCTTGACAGATACCCTGCGAACTTGCACTATGCGTTTGCGTTAAGAGCGTTGTCTGAAGAATATGCAGTACGACAGTTTGCGCGTGTGCGAAGAGATGTAGATGGCGCCACTTTTGATGTCACGCAGTCATCATTTGACGATGGCACACTTGAGTCGTTTATGACACTAAATGGCACAAATACGTCGATTACAGGAACTGTTGTTCAGTTAAATGACCAATCTAATAATTTAAGAACTGCTACACAGGCAGACCCCGCAAAACAGCCTACAATATGGAAACCAATATCAGGGTTGGTTACAAATTTTGGAGAACCTGCAATCGAATTCGATGGAATTGACGATGAATTAACCGTTACAAATAGCGGTGTTTTATCTGATTTCACCTTATTCTCAATGATAAAATTTAACAACTTGGCGACAGGCATTGGCGCATTAGTTGGTGTTGACCAAGCAGGCGTCGTATATGATGGCGCTCAAAACGGTATAGGCTATAGTGATGCAGTAACAGCCTTTCAGTTATTGTTAGATAAAGCCAACATAGATGAAAATACTGCGTTGTACTCTGTGATGACCGACAAATTAGGTCTTAGACTTTCACCGACTTTAGACGGTATAACCTATGGCAGTCTATCGCCCGCGGGTGGTGATTTAGAGGTTGACTTTTCTTCGATAAATGGTCGATTTACAAGCAATATAACAAGCGTAGTTATGCAAGATTTGATTGTTTATAGTGCTGAAAAAACAGCAGAGCGGGCTGACATTTTAGACTACATAAACTATTATTACCAAAAATATCTTGTTCCAAATGTAGCGGTAGGAACAGGTACGGACTATAACGAACTTATTTGGAACGCAACAACCTAAAATTATGGACTTAAAAAACAAAAAGTTTAGTGCAACCTACGGGAACCTTCTGACTATAAATACCGTAGCAGGTTCGCCAACTTCAGGTGATGTCCAAAATGGGGACGGAACAAATATTGCCTCAATGAACATAAATGGGGATTTGTCTGCAACTAATGTTAATGCAAATTTGGCTTCTGCCACGACTGTAAACGCTCAAAACACTAATACGACAAATATAACAGCCACGGACGTAAATGCGACAAATATAAACGCCACTACATTTGTTGCTACAGTAGCGACAGGTGATGCGGGCGGACTGACAAACATAAACGCTCAAAACATAACAGGCGTATATACGGGAAACATTGCTTTGCCTTGGGCTAAACTTGAGTGGACAACAAATTATTTTAATCTGCCGAATAATGCCCTGTCAAGACCAAGATGGGATGTTTACGATGATAACACAACTCTATTTGAGGTCTTTGACTTAGGTGGTTTTAACCCTCGGTTAAAAGTAAACCAAAATGGATTATACTTGTTTCTCAGTACAGTGCATCTTTATGATATGTATGCAGATATGGATTTGCAGGTTCATCTTATCGGTGGCAGTAGCAATACTGCGTCAAATGCTATCGTAACTTGTCTTAACGATGAAAAATTTGCTGAGTCACAAGAGGACAGAACGATACAAGGGCAAGCATCTGTCGAGGCAGTTTCAGGTCAGTATTACACTATAGGAATAGAGCCTTCTGCAAATAGCCCATTTCCGAGTAGTGCAAATAATTGCCCGACATCACTGACCGTCATAAAAGTCGCTTAAACAAAAACAAGTAATCGTTGTTTTATGGACTTAAAAAACAAAACAATATCCTCAACGCTTGGGAACCTTCTAACTATCAACACTGTGGCAGGTTCGCCAACAGAGGGGGTTGTTCAAAATGGCGATGGTGTAGATGTGAAAAGCATCAACATAGGTGGTGATGTTGTATTAACAAATGTAAACGCAACCACAATAAATGCTAACACGGTAGATACTACTACGTTAAATTCAAACATAAACGCCACAAACCTAAACACAACAAACATTGAGGGGGTAAATTTAGGCTCAACAGTGATAAATTCTAATGGGTTTACATTGTCAAATGTAAGGGGCGAAGAAATTGTAGGTGACAGATTAAGTGCAGGTTCTGTTTATGGTAGATATATTAAAACAACGTGGAACACAAACTATTTCAACTTAACCAATAACCAAAACAACTATATACCTTGGGACTCTTCGATTGATAACGACCCTCAAAATAGAGTCTTTGAGTTTGTAGTAAGTGGCATCTATCGCAAAGTACAAGTTAAAAGAAGTGGTTGGTATTTATGTTTTGCAACAATTCACTTGTACGATATGTATGCAGATATGGACTTACGCGCTTCTATTCAAGTTGACGAATTTATTACATCACCCGCAACCGAGTTTGGTATTATAGATGAAAAATTCATCGAAGGGCAAGAGGATAGGACAATGCACGCAAAAAGACTTATATACGTGCCTGAAAATTGGTACATAACATATTGGGTCAACCCGTCTGCAAACGCCCCATATCCAAGCAACGCAAATAATTGCCCTACTTCTTTATTGATTCTTCAAATATCGTAGGTAAAATTGAAAGCAAGAAAGGTTGGTAATGATGTCATTGTTGTAACTGACATCTATAAAGGTATTGATTTATTTATATGCTCTGATGTTCACTATGATTCGCTAAAATGCGATAGAAAGTCTTTCAAGGCACACCTTGAGCACATCAAAAGCATAGATGGCAAAGTAATAATCGTTGGCGATTTATTTGACGTTATGGGTTGCTATAAAGACCCAAGGTCAAAGAGTGCTGATATTGACCCTAAATACATCGTCAGAGGACGCTCGTATTTAGACTTGGTTGTAGATGACGCATACGAGTTTCTAAAGCCATACAGGGAAAATATACTAATGATTTCGTATGGCAATCACGAAACAGCCATACTAAGGCATAGGGACACCGATATTATTGACAGGCTCGTGTACCTTCTCAACCAAGACAGCGAATTTCAAACGCAGAAGGGAGTATATCAAGGTTGGATTCAAATGATGTTTCGAATGAGCGAAAAATCAGCGAGAATGAAATCATATCGAATAGCATACCACCACGGTAAGGGTGGTAACGCAAGACGCTCTAAAGGTATATTGTATTCGCAGTTAGACGCTATGGAGTACCCCGACGCAAACATAATCGTATCAGGGCACGACCACAATAAGTTGTACGACCCAAGCAACGTAAGAAGGCGACTGCATTGGAATAAAAGGATATACACATACAAAGATACCGTGCATTGGCTCAAGACGGGTTCTTACAAAAAAAGCGCAGACGACTTCGGTTGGGAAGTAGAAAAAGGCTTCGCACCAAAACGACTTGGTGGGTGGTTCGTGAATCTCAAAATGAAAGTTAGTGTGGTGACGGATTTCGAGGGCAAGCGTAAGGAGCAAGCATTTATCAATCCTACAGTAACGGAAGCGGTGCCTCTTTAGATTTCAAAAGCGCTACTCAAAATGAGTATGCCCG